CGAAGTTCGGACTGTCAGCCGCCGCCGCCAAGCCGACATACGCGGCGTCGATGCTGGCCCCCGGCCCAGCACTCTGCATCGTAATCCTGATGCGGCTTCCACCGATGTTGTAAATGTCTCCGTAGAGAATGCGCTGGCGTAGGGTGTAGCCGCTCCATCCGGGGCTTTCGTCTAGGTTCGCGAGCGACTGTGTATTGAGAAGCCACCGCCCCGTGTCCTCCAGCCGGAAGTCTTTGAGCAGCACACCCTCTGCCGAACGCCGGTCGCCTGTCGTGCCGCGATAAATGTAGACCTCAGTGGCCAACGGCGGGCTGTCACCCATCCCCATGCCGTCCCAATAAATCGAGAGCGTGTCGATGATAGGCGCGGATGCCGGGGCCGAAGCGTAGGCTTCCTCCAACGCATCTGACAGCGTAACGTCAGGCATTCTGTGGTGTCCCCTGACCGATAGAGAACTCGCCCAGCGCGCCGAGGCTAGAGCCATACAAGTTCGGCACCAAGCCCGGCTCCGAGAACGACCTGTCGTCAACCTCTAGCACGGCACTCACGCGCCATGTGTCGGTCGTGATGAACACAATGCTGGGTGGCTCGGTGATGATGAACCGCGCCCGCACGTTCATATCAAAATCGAGCTTCAGCACGATATGGAAAAACGAGGTGGCCTTGATGGTATATTCCAGCCACTGCCGGAAGATGATCAACTGCTCGTCAGTGAACACCCAACCCAACGTCACGCGCGACAGGATCTGATTGCGCGAATCCTGCCGGGCGGTTCCTATCTCAAGCTCTGATCGCCGCAGACCGAACTGCGGCTCTTGCACATAGCCCTCGACCAAAGGGCACGGCAACGAATCGGGCCAGAACAACCCGTAGTCGATCTGCTCTAGGCCCGGCCCGCCGACGCTGGCCTGCCCCATAGGGAACTCACCGATGGCGCTGAGTTGGTCGCCGTAGACGTTCGGGATGACCGGCTGCTGCGGCTGGTCGCTTATTTCCAGCACCGCCTCCACCATCCACAGCGCGGGCGGTGAGAACCGAATGGTGATCTTATCCTGTGGCGTGAACCGCGCCTCTACGCGGCGAGGCGGGCCGTCCAGTGGAAGGTCAATGAGGAACCAATCCGGCCCTATGTCCTGACGCAGCGCGTTCTTAAAGCGGCGCAGTTGCAGCGTGGTCATCGCCCACGCGAGCGACACCTTGGAATAGACTTGCGGGAACCGGCGTCGATGCCGCGCGCGTCCAGATTCCATCTCGGTGCGCACGACGCACTGGACCGGGTCTTGAACAAAGCTGGCCTCAAGCGGGCACTCAGCAAGCGTGTCAGGCCAAACGAACAGCGGTGATACGTGAGGCGCGTGGAACCACTGTCTATTGGTGACTAGCGGCGGCGTTGCCATAGCTACCTCGCCACACGCCGCGCGCCGTAGGCGCTTTCCACCGCGCCGCCGATCTTAGACCGGCCCTCGATAATACGCTGACCGATGGACGTGTCGAACTGATCTATCAAAACGTCAATGTTTCTGCCGCTGCTGTCCTGCGACTCGCGCGTCTTGACCTGAGAACCGGGCGGCGCATAGACGTTGACCGTCACGTTGTCGTTCGCGCCCGCAGGCGTGACCTTCTCGCCCTGCTCTAGGATGGCCGGGAACTCACCAGCCTTCAGGCCGTCATGCAGGCGCGGCGCATGAGCGAACAAGGAGGGCGACACGCTGCGCTTCTGCACGCCGGTCCTGCCTACAATGCCGCCGCCGTGGAACAGTCCGCTCAACAAGCCGCCTGTGCCGCCAGCGCCGCCAGTCAAGGCCCCGGTGATGATGGCTTGGAAGAAGGTGTTGAGCGCCATCTTGGTCAGGTCCTTCGCGAGGCTGTCCAGCACGTCACCGAACTTCTCACCCTCAACGATGGCGTCGGCAAACGTGGCGGCGATAGCACCGCCCATGTCGCGGACAAGATCCGGTATCAGCCGCATCTGCTCTACATGCGCTGCTAGTTCCCGCTCTGCCTGTCTGTTGGCGACACCCAGCGCGATCATCGCCTGACCCTGCGCGGAGGTGGCGGTATAGCCTGCCTTCAGCGCGTCATTGGTCGCCTCGATCTTATCGTTTAAGTCCTGATAGCTGAGGGAACCGTTGCGTGTGGCGGCGATCAGTTGGTTGGTTTGCTCTGACGTTCTCCGCAGCGTGTCCGCATATTCCGTCATGCGCTTGACATCGGCGGCGCTTGCCATACTGGCACCACCGCTGAGGCCATCACCGCCTGTTGCGGATGCAGCCGGTGTCTTTGCGTGCGAGGACTCACCACCCCCGGTAGAGAACCCTAGCTGACCGCGTATCCACTGACCAAAGTCGCGGCCCAACATTGTTGGGCTGCTTTTGAGTTCTTCGTTGAGGCTGGCGACCGCGCCACTCAGCGAGGTTACAGTCTTTGTCGCCGCCGACATTACGGTGGCGATGATGGTGCCGAAGTCCTTTGCTGCCTCGTGCGCGGCGCGTAGCTGTTCCTCGCTTGTATCAACCGCCCCGGCGAACGTCTCGATGAACCCGGTGGCGAAGCCGGTTCCAACGGCGGCTTGAAGTTCACGAAGTTGGTTGTCGAGATCGCTCGCCGCCTGAATGGCTTTCTCACTTATGACGAACGCGCCCTCGTAGTATCTGCGGAAGGCTTCGCCGGTCTGTGACGCCAGCAGCAGGCCGGTCTGGAATTGCTTGCCTAGCCCCTCCTGCGCAATCCGCACTTTCTCGATCTGCGTCGGCGCTTCGCGTATGCGCTGAATGAAGTCCTGAAAACTTTGGTTCTCGATCTTGCCGGTGGCGACGGACTTCTGAAACAATTTGAGCGCCGCATCCATTGACGCTATGGAAACGTCAGTCTGCTCAGCGGCAAAGCGGAGCCGTTGCAGTTCTTCCGCCCCTACACCAACAGCGGCGGCGGCGGCACCAATGTCATCTGCGGTGTCTATCGCCGCCTTGCCTAGCGTCACCATAGAGCGCACAGCCTGAACGGTGACGAACCCTGCAATAAATCCCTTTGCCGCGCTGCCCGCCGCAGCCAGCCCGGTCTGCACGCTGGCCATGCTCTTTGACATTTGAGAGGTCGCGAGCGCGGTTTCCTGACTGGCCTTCCGCATGTCGCGGATGAAGGCGGCACTCTCGAGTTTCAGGTCAGCGGTCAGCGAGCCAATCTTGGCCACGGGCTATTCTCCACCGAAGTCGATTTCCTCGTCCTCCTCAGCCATGAAGCTGAGGGCCTGCTTCCATTCCTCGCGTAAGATGCCGCTTGCCATAGTTTCCGCCATGACCGTCAGCGCCTCTCCCGCCTTAGCATCCATCGCCGGTCGCATGAAGGGGCGCGCGCCGTGCTTTGACGTTCCATACTCGGTCAGGTGCGCGCGGCGGCTGACCGGTGGCTTGAAGCCGATCAGCACCATTACTTCATCCTGCCTAGTCGCCTTCGGGCTTACTGCCGTGATCGACCTTCGGAGTTGGCCCGTCCTTCGTGGGACTAGCCGCTTGGCCTCCTTCACTATGGGGCGCGCGCCCGCGCGCACGGCCTTGCGTCCCAGCCGGGTAGCGATCTTGGGGCCGAGGTCTTTCAGCATTGCCTCTAGCTCCTTCGCGCCCCGGATCTCGAACTTTATTCCGGCCATCGAAACCTCCAAACGCCGCGAGGAACTTCGCCTTCACCAGCTTCGGGTCGAGCGGGTCCGCCTTCTTCTGCGCCTTGCCGAACTGCGGCATAAAATCCTGAGGCGTGAACGGCTCAGCCTTCTTCTTTGTGTCTCGGTTCACGTTAGCGATCAGTGACGCGATGATGCCGCTACGCAGAAACGCTGCATCTGCACCCCACGGCTCTAATGAGTAGAAGGCCGACCACTCAGCTAACTCGGATGCTGACAGACTATCCAGCAGTTCCTCTACGGTGCGCCCCAAGGCAAGGGCGAGGCGGAACAGGAACCGCCTCTGAGGGTCGGCTATAAGTTTCCCTCGTCACCGTAGCCACAGAGCCGTAGCGCCACCGTCGTCAGTTTCTGCACGACAGCGCCGGGCATGTTCAGCACCGCTTCCCAATCCTCATCCTTGAGAATGCGCTGGCCCTTCTCATCTACAACGCAGCACACCAGCAGCTTTGCCGGGAACGCCGTATCATCTACGGCCTTACCGTTGGCGGCGGTGACTGACCGCTGAAATGCGATCAGCTCCCGCCCGGTCATGCCACGCACGATCACCGTGCCCTGCGGGATGGTTACCTTTTCAGTCGGACATTTCGCTGTCGCCAGCAATGCCTCACGGTTCAGTGTCATGGGCTACCCTCTTATGCGAACAGGATGGGGCCGGTTGGTTTCAACGTCACCCGGAGAGGATAGACGTTATCAATAGCCGCGCCGATATTCCACCCCATCACCAACGCATCGAAGCTGATCTCCGTGCCCGGTGAGCCGTCGCTGAGGATGATCTTGAACGGAAGCTCCGTGCCGTTGTCTAGCGCGGTCCTGAGTTGCGCCTGCACGGTATCGTCCGGATCGTAGAACGCCTCAACGCTGATCTCCTGACCGTCCTTCAGCGCCAGCTTATATTCGCGGGCGGTAGAGCAGAGGGTCGTCACGTCGATCAGAGTGCGTGCCGAACCGACAGGATCCAAGCTCGTCACGCAGAACTCCGCGTAATCCAGAGGGGAGGCGGGAGAACCCTGCTGCCCAACTAGGAACCGCGTGCCTACTGTCTCAAAAGTCGCCATCTGTTAGTCCTCCATATGCGACAGGATGAAGTCCTGCATGACGCGATATACGCCCTTGGTGTCAGCTTCTTCTTCAAACACGTCAAACTCATTCTCTATCTTCGCATCATTCACGGTTGTTCCGGGGCTGTCACCCATTGTGCCCACAAACCCGTTGAGCGCGCGGCGCACCGCGTCTGCTAGGGCGCGCGCGTCAGCGTAGTTCCGCGCCCATGAACTGATGGAGACGCGCGGCTTCGTCCTGCCGGTCGGCCCGCATAGGTCATACTGCCGCACGCCCGAGACTTGGCTGTAGGTCAGCGCCGGGTAGGTCACAGCCTGCGGCAATGACACCGGATACATGCGCGTTCCCACCAGCGAAGCCACGGCGCTGTCATCGAGGATGAACTCGCGGAGGTCGCTAAGCATTAGGCACGTCCTCCCGTCTCACCCCGATAATCCTGATCGCTTCATGACGGCCCATCTCAGCCACGTCCACCACATCGTAGATTTGCTCTATGCCCGGCTCATCCGGCGAGCCTGCGTCTATAGCAGGGTAGATCACCCGGTCGAGTGCGTTCAGGTTCGCGAGGTCGCTGGAATAGCGCACGCGGAACTCCGTCTGTTGCCGAGCAATGAACTGCGCTGAGATGTAGCGTTCATCGCCGCTAAGCGGGCGCACGTTGGCGGCACGCCGGGCGGCTACGGTAGTCCAGCTTTCTACCTCCTGCCCGTAGTCATCCTGCGTCACAGTCCGCCGCTGAATGTCTATCCGCCAATCAAGGCCGCGCATCTATGAAGCCCTTTTCCAGTTCTGCTGCGTCGGTCGCCTGTAGCCGGGATCGGCAGGCCGCCCGCCAGATTGCATGTTCGAACCCCTTGGGGTGGATGATACATGAAGATCGGCTGGCCTGCGCCGTCTCACCGTAGGCCCGAAGATCGTGTCAGGGTCCACGAACAGCGGGGCGTCGATCAGGCTCAGGTCTTGGAATACAGACGCGCCGTAGATCGTGTCGGCGTCATCATAGAGCGCCGCGAACAGTAGCTGGTCCTGTATGACCAGCGGCCCGTAGATGGCGTCTGCGTCAGCGTAGAGCGCCGGGCTTAGTGTCTTTCGGGCCGTGACCGCAGGCGCGTAGACCACGTCTGCGTCGGTGTGGAGGGTAGGCAAGAGCGGGTTCCGCCTAATGGCGGTGACCGCATAGATCGTGTCTGCATCGGTGTAGAGCGCGGGCGTAAGCGTGCGCGCGCCGCGCGTGACGGTAGGTGCCCCGAACGTGTCTGCATCGACATACAGACCGGGAAGGATTGTCTGCCCCGCCGCCTCCTGCTGGACAAGCGGAGAATAGATCACGTCCGCGTCGGTGTAGAGGGCCGGGGTGAGCGTCTTCCGGCTCGTTACAGTCGGCGCATAGAAGGCGTCGGCGTCAGACCACAGCGCAGGCGTCAGCGTCTTGCGCTTGGTTACGGTCGGCGCGTAGACGGTGTCCGCATCAGAGTAGTGGTCAGGGAATATCTGCCCTGCGCCAGTGATGATGGCCGGGCTGTAGAACGTGTCCGCGTCAGACCACAGCGCGGGCGCAATGGTGTTGACGCCTCGCGTGACCGTTGGGCCGTAGACCGTATCCGCGTCCGTATAGAGCGCGGGGGTGAGAGTGTTCCGCTTGGTGACTACTGGCGCGTAGACGGTGTCCGCATCAGACCACAGCGCCGGTAGCAGCGTCTTCTGCTTGGTGATCGTCGGCGCGAAGATGCTGTCCGCATCCGTGTAGAGCGCAGGCGATAGCGTCCTGACAACGCGGGTGACGGTAGGCGCATAGATCGTGTCGGCGTCAGTGTAGTGCGCCGGGAATAGCTGCCCTGCACCCGTAATGATCGACGGCCCGTAGATCGTATCAGCGTCGGACCAGAGCGCCGGGAATAGCGTCTGGTCTATCGAGACGTTCGGGCTGTAGAACGTGTCAGCGTCGGTGTAGAGGGCAGGCCGTATCTGCCGCCCCACGTTCGGCGCATAGATGGTGTCCGCGTCTGTATAGAGCGCGGGGGTTAGTGTCTTCCGGCTGGTGACGGTCGGGCTGTAGACGCTGTCCGCGTCGGTGTAGAGCGCAGGCAGCAGCGTCTTCAGCTTCGTGACGGTCGGGCTGTAGACCGTGTCGGCGTCAGAGTAGAGCGCCGGGAACAGCGTCTTCCGCTTGGTGACCGTTGGCGCGTAGACAGTGTCCGTGTCTGTCCACAGCGCGGGAGAGATCGTGTTCCGCTTGGTGACAGTCGGAGCGTAGAAGGTGTCCGTGTCCGTCCACAGCGCAGGCGTCAGCGTCTTGCGGCTGGTGACCGTTGGCGCGTAGACAGTGTCCGCGTCAGAGTAGAGCGCCGGGCTTAGGGTGTTCCGCTTGGTAACGGTCGGGGCGTAGACCGTATCAGCATCGGACCAGAGCGCAGGTGTTAGTGTTCTGACGCCGCGCGTGACCGTGGGTGCGTAGAACGCATCAGTGTCGGTATAGAGCGCAGGCGAAAGCGTGACCGCCCCGGCAGCGTAAGTTATCGCCCCGCCGATGGAGACGCCGCCAATGGCCGCGCCCATGATGGAGCCATAGACGCCGCTCAGAGCTTCCTTGATTAAAGCCTCTTGCGAGACCGTAGGCGAATAGACTGTGTCGCCGTCCGTGTAGAGCGCCGGGGTCAGCGTTTTCAGCTTGGTGACGACTGGCGCGTAGACAGTGTCGGCGTCCGACCACAAGGCCGGAGTCAGGACCTTCGTGCTGCGCGTGACGGTCGGCGCGTAGAACGTGTCAGTGTCCGTCACCAACCCCGGCGTCAGCGTGACGTTGGACGGACCGCCCTTCTTGAAGGTCGCAACGCCAACGGTCGCGGTCTGCGACGTGCCAGTGACCGCTGCGGCGATGGAGGTCGTCGCTGCAACCAACTGCCGGAAGATCGCGCACGAGCCGGTGTTCGAACCGGTGCCAGTGCTTTCGTCTACTGCGACGGTGAACGAACCACTTGCGCCGTAGCCGCCGTCAGCCGTGCCGTTGCCCTGCCCTTGATAGCCGACGACCAACTCATCGGCCTGCGAGAGCGTGCCGCTAAGATTGCTTGTGAAGGGCGTAGTGGCATCCGACAAAAGCGCCGGGTTCTTATCCAGCGGCGCGGCATCGAACACGCCTTCGAACACGGCAACGCACAACGCCATGTCGCCGGTATTAGAGGCGTGCGATGTCGTTACGGAGGTCAGCGTGGCCCCAGCCGTCACGCGATGGTAGGCCGCATAGACAGGGCGAGCGTTCGCCGACGCATCACCGGACGCGAGAGCGGTGAAGGTAAGGCTGAGGTTGTTATTGAACGTGACCGTCAGGCCGTTCGCGCGCCCGCCATAGGCAACGACGATCAAATCGCCAACGGAGAGCGCAATAGAACCTGTCGCGGCGAACCCGGTGCCGGGGCTGGTGCTGCCCGCTTCAAACGAGCCCCTAAGATCGCCGAAGGCCATCGGGTGTTATCCTACGACGTTGGCGCCAACCCACGTTCCCATGTTGTGCCGCAGGCGCGCTCGCTCCGTCGCGGTCGGCACATAGTCCGTGCACAGGAACTCGAATATCTTTCCGCTGAAATAGCTGGTGAACGATGTCGCAAAATACTGGATCTGATCCGTCACGCCACTCCCTGTGGCATAGCTATCGCCAACCGTGATCACACCATTAACGCTGACCTCCATGTTCGATCCCGACACCCACTCGATGACATAGACACGGCCAGTTGCCAGTCCCGTTGCTGTGGCGACCCTTGCTCCCCCGCCTCCAGTCTGCCACGCATAGGCGGTCACGCTTGTTCCTGTCGCTTTAATAAGCAAGCCGCAGAGATCGCCCTCGTCAGCCCATATTCCTGCATTGTCCCAGATATCTGCAAAGTCGGTCGTGAAAGAGTCGATGATGCAAGTGACGATGGCGTAGTTGGCCGTCGCGCCGAACCAGTCAACAAACCTACCATCCGCGCTCGTGTCTTTGCGCTCCTGATACAGATATTGCGTGCTGGCTGCGGTGTGGTGTCCGCATCGTCGGTTAAGCGGTCCAGCCGTTGCCAAGACCGGCCCCACCGTAGGCTGCACCATATCGCACATGCCGCTGGAGCTTTGGTCGAACAGGTCGGTTACTCTGCTGCCGCTTAGTGTATAAAATGAACCGCCATAGGCGGCACGCATCTTCCTAGAATAGGAGAACGCGCCATAGCACTCACTCGGCGTCACCAGCAGATCCATAGGCGGAACTCCGGTGACTTGAATGCCCGGTGCCCACCCCGGCAGAATATTCATTGGCGCAGTTCCCGCTTAGTCAGCACCACCAAAACCTTAATGACATAGCCTAGCACGGTGCGCGCCTGCGCGAGATTGGTCACGTTCGCTGTCAGCCAAGTGTCTATCTGTGCTGGCGTGGCGTTCTTCAGCTTGTCAAGCAGATCAGCGATATTCGGATCGAGCGCAAAGTCCTTCGCGCGCTGTTCGTGCAATGGAGGCGGCGGGTCAACCTCCACAGCATACGTCTCCTGCACCTTCTGCTCACCGGGAATGCGCGAGTAGGTCGCGCCGCCCACTGAATGCTGACCATCTGGCTCCACGAACGGAACGATGTGGAACAGATTGTATTCCGCAAGCTGCTGATCGGTGAAGGTCTGCTCGATGACGGACGGAAACTGAACGCCGTGGTCAGGGTCAGCATCGCCCACAGGCTGCACGCTCTCGCCGGTCCACAGCCGAAACTGATCAGGTGCGAATTGATATGCCAGCATCAGTAGCCCGCTCCAATTAGGTAAGCCTCGAACACAGTGGATGACCGGCAGTAGACCATCAGCCGCGAGATCGCGGAGGCCGTCGCGGAGATGATCGGTGTCACCGCGCCGGGGAAGACGTATTGGTTGCCGAAGCTCAGGACCGCCGCGCCGCCACCCGGCTGCGTGACTTGAAACGAGCGCCACGTTCCCGGCTGCCCGTTCGTCGGGTTGCCGAGGATGCGGCTGGTGGTCAGCGTCAGCGTGAAATTGACCCCAGCATCCCAGTCCACCGTGACCGTCGCCGCGTCAGTCAAGGCGACAGAGGCGGCGGCGCTCTCGATCTTCGCCGCCGTGACGGCAAAGTTGCCGGTCGTCGCCGCCCGAACCTCCGCGTCCGTCGCGTGCTCGACAGCACCAACGGCGCTCTCTGTCGCTGCCGGGAGGTTACCTGCCGGAAGCGTGCCAGTAACCGCCGCTGCTTGCGCGAGGTTGACCGCGCCGAAGGCAAGCGCCGTGCCTGACCTCCGCAGCACTTGATGGTCTGTGCCTGCTGCAATACTGGCGTTGTCAGCGGTCGCGTTGCCGGTGACACCTAGAACCGAAAGCGCGCTGCCTTGCGCCAAGGCTGAAAACGGAAGGTCGCCAGTGACCGCAGCCGCTTGCGATAAGTCGATGGCACCGAAGGAAACCGCCGTGCCCGAACGCCGCAACACTTGAAAGTCGGAGGCCGCCGCAATATCCGCCCGCGCGGCGGCAGAGTTGCCGGTGACGCCCAGCACGGAGAGGGCCGTGCCATTGTCGAGCATGGCAGGCGTGACAATACCGGGGCCAGTGGCGAAGGAGCCCGCAAGCAGGGTGCCGAAGGTGACAGACGTTGAACTTGCACGCCGCAGCACCTGACCGTCCGCTGACGCCGTGATCGCCGCAACGTCAGCGGTCGCGCTGCCAGTGACGCCGAGGACTGACAGGCCCGCTATCTGCGTCAGGTTGGCGAACGGCAGATCGCCGGTCACGCCATTGGCGAGATTGACTTGGTTCCAACTAGGATCGTTTGACGTGCCTTGGTTCGAGAGATAGCGCGTGGCGTTCGCATCCTTCGCCAGCCGCGCAGCAACATCGGTGCCGCTCCAATAGGGCACGTCACCCTGCACCCACGAAATGCCCGCCATGCTCAACAGCGCGGCGTCGTAAGCCTGCACTTGCGAGCCGATTGCCAAGCCAAGGTTCGTCCGCGCGGCAGAGGCGCTCGAAACATCGCTCAAGTTTTGCGAGTTGAGCAGAACCGCATTGCCGCCCACGCCAAGCACGCCAGCGGACAGGCGCGTGAGCGGCGTGTCGCTCGCGTGCCCGAGATGAATACCAGAGAGCAGGGGAAAGTCGTTGACGGCAACCTGAAACTCGGCGGGCAGATCGTTGATGACATCCTTGCTGCCCGCCGAGAAGTTGACCAGCGCATTTGCATTGGAACTGCCGATCACCGTGTCGCGGACAAGGGTCGTCGCATCGGACAGATGCCCGGTGCCATACTCCCACTCATCAACGTCACGATTTAGGATGGCGTAGTAAAAAAGATCAGTGCCGCCTGTCCCGAACCAGTCATTAAACGTCGTGCGCGCATTGGCGGCGGCGAGCGTGAAGTTGCCGGTGCCGGTTGTCGTCGAAACCTCATGGACTAGCGTGCCGATCAGGTCTGACATCGCGCTACTTGTCCTTGCGGCTCACGAATGGCGGGTGAATGGTTTGCCTGAACGGGAACACGCTACGCCTGCTGCCACCGGGGCCGGTGTAGTGCGCCATCAGGATCGCCTTCAGCTTCCCGAACATCTCGTTGAAATCCTTTTCGGCGGCATCGCGGTTGGCGTTCCGCTGACGTATGACGTTCAGCAAAACATTGGACGCCGCGTTGATCACGGCATCCATCGGGAACTCACGGCACGCGAAGTTCAGCCGGTCAAATAAGACGCGGCCCGCCTCCGGTGTGTCCGTCAGCGGGTCGCGCCCATTAGGTCCGATACGCAAGTGATTGTCGTCGTCAGCCATCCTTCGCCCTCTGCTTTGCTTGATATTCGGTCACGAGGCCCATCACGTCCTCAAGCGACTTGGCGGTGATGGCGGCAACCAGAAAGTCAACGGCCTCTGCTGAGAGGCCGCAGTGCTGTGAGGCGAACCGTTCTTCTTTTTCCGCGTCCATGACGCCTCACAAAAGGGGGGCGTCGGGTATCACTCGCGCCTGACCATGGAAAGCGCAAGGAGGGACCCGACCCGCTTAACCGGCTGCTGCCGGTGCGCTGTTACAGATCGAAGATACCAGAGGCGTTCCACGAAATGGTGATGTCGCCGCCGTTCGGCGTGACAGGCAGGCCGGTCACGGACGAGTTCTCGAACAGGACCAACCTCCAAGTCGTGTTCGCGCCGGTATTCTTCCGGTAGATCACCAGCGCCTCGATGCTGGTCGGCGTGGTGACCGCCGTGAAGGTCACGTTGCAGCCATCGAACTTCCGCCCGACCACCGTGGGCGACACGATGTTCTGGTCCGTGCCGATCACGCCCGCCAGATCGTTATAGAAGTCGTGGCCGGTGGCGTAGGTGTAGGCACCTGTGTCCACCAGAGCCACCCACGGCCCGTTCGTAGTTGAGCCGTTGAGGCTCACCAACGTGCAGGCTTTCATGAGCGCCTGCTTGAAAATCGGATAGATTGAATTCGCCATAGAGGGATCTCCTTCTCGGTGCTTACGCGGCGCACTCTCTGTCTACAGTCCACGTTTCCTTCGCGACCTTGTGGTGCGAATAGTCACCCTCTATCTCATCGGCTGTCGGAGCCGGTTTGATCTTCATTGTCACCGTGCATGTGCCGTCCTCCGCGAAGGCACAGTTCAGTGAGGCGGTGTCATAGCCATACATGCGCGCTTTGGTTGACGTGCCCAGCAGCCAAGTGTCTACCGGCATTTGCAGCTTGATGTCGCGCTCTATGCAGCGGCCCAGCCAGAACTCACAGCACGCCCTACCAACTTCCGCTTTGATGATGTTGATGTGGCTGTAATCCACGCCGAACATCGCCAGCCAGTCCACGTCCTCAGGGAGCCCGCCAGCTTTGCCAGCCAGCGCCATTGCGATAGCGTAGGGAACGGTGCTGGTGAAATACGGTGGCCCTCCGGTGTTGCTCAGCACCTGTGCGATCGGATAATCAACCAGCCCCTCGAAACCCCCGCGCGCCTGTAGCTTCTTCTCCGCGAGCATCCAGCGCATGACGCCCTCGAGATAGGCGCGCTCGGTCATGCCGTTGGGTAGCGTCTCGCCATCGCCCTTCAGGTCAGCCAGCGTTTTCTCAACATGATCGAAGTGAGGGTTGGGGTCCTTACTCAAGGCGCGGCTGGTGTAAATCGGGCCGGGCGCGTCCTGTAGATAGTCCAGCAAGTTCGCGATCTGCTCGTTTCCGGCGTCAGCGCGGATCTGCTGAATGCGAATATCGTCCATGTGGAACACGCGGTCGGCTTTGAACACGCTGCCGAAGGCGTTGACCGTCCAGACTTCATCGAACACCTTGCGCTTGTCACCCGCGCCCGCGACGTGACGCGCGTAGGTGTCGGCGCTGGGCCCCATTCCTAGAATTGCTACCCTCATTAGACGCTCCTCAGGACGTAGTGCTGCGTCAGATACCTTACCGTATCAGTCGTCGGCGTTTGCGTGCGGTCCACGAACGCCGAACCCCTACCATACATATCCAGAACAAGCATGATTATCGCCTGCCGTAGGCGGGCCGGAACGGTCGTCTCTGCCGGGCTGCCTTCCGTGTCAGCATAGCCCGCTACGAACCTGACGCGAACCGCGTTGATGGTTGACATTGGCGTGGGCCAGCCCCCGGTCTTTGGCACCACCCAGCCGTGCGGCGTCCCGGCCAAGTCCACGTCATACTCTGAGATGGCAAGCTCGACCTCCGTCTCCGTGTCGGTATCTACATAGAATACGCCTTCAATCTCGATCAGCGGCGGGAGCGGAAGCCGGATGCCGTCAGTCGGCCCGTTCGGGTAGCTGAACGTGGTGGCCCCCGGAAACGCATCCAGATAGAAGTCCCATGTCTGCGGCTTGAGCGCGCGCCCGCACAAGTCACCCTGCGGACCGTCAAGGCTTTCGGTCGCGGCCTCGATCAGCCGCGTCAGCATCTCATCCTCATCCTCATGTTGGATGTTTAGCTGCTCCTTGACTTCCTCCAACGTGACCGGGAGGCTGTCAGGCGGCGTGACTAATATGAGCCCCATCGAGAACCTCTTTCAGAGTGCCCATAGGGAAGCACTGAATGGCGCTGCCCGGCGTGCAGTTGATGATGGTTATGTCCTGAGGCAGACGGCCTGCCGCTTCAGTGATGATCTTCACCCACCGCGGATAATCGCCGTGGTTCTGTAGCCCGGTTCCCTTGGGGTGCTGACCAAAGAAGTGCCGCTTCTCCCCCATGCGATAGTCGAAGCCGATCAGCACGATGGGGTTGCCGCCCCACAGGATCGCAAGATTGATCGCTTGGAACCCGCTGTTCCTGCCGTAGTGTATGCACGCCGGGTCAAGCGAGAAGCCGGGACGTTTCTCACCCTGAACCACCCTCAGCCTGAACTCCTTGGCGGCTAGAAGCTGGTCGCGGCGATGCTCGCTGATTGACGTCCACTTCTCTCCGGCAAAATCGGGACAGCCATTGTGTGCCCGCCACCATCTGCCGTCGCACGCATAGAGCGCGTCCGCGCGCGGGAACAGACGATAGGCGTCATTCACCGCGATGATGTAGCAATGACCGGCGTTCGCGCAGTCTGCCTGCTCGGAAGTCAGAGAAGGCCCACTGGCAGCCACCACCATTGGCCCGCACCAGCGCTTCTCAATCTGCTCGATCACTTCCCGTCCTTGCCGTCGCGCCCGCGCTTCACGCAGAGACGCCACGCTCCGTTGCTCTCGTCAGGCTTGCCCTCAGGCGCGTCCTTCTGAGCGATCCAGACGGAACCCGCGTAGGTGACCATATCGCCCTTGACATAGGCGGCGTCCAGTTTGAACACCCCGCGATCTATGGGGATGGGAAGCTCAAAGGTTTTCGCCACGACGATGTCGCCGCGAGCAAACTTGACCGTCAGCTTCCGCTCTCCATCATATTCGAACGAGATGTCTTCTATGCCGAGGCCATCCCTGCCGTCTTTGCCGTCAGCGCCGTTCTGACCGGACAGGCCGTCCTTACCATCAGCACCATCAGCGCCGTCTCTGCCGACCACCGGGCCAATGTCAGTTGCTGTCCCATCCTCCCACGTCGCCACCAACATACCGGCCTTGCTGATCAGCAGGCGCTTGATACCGGGGCCTCGCGGCCCCTGAGGGCCAGAGACGCCCTGAGGACCGGCTTCGCCCCTCTCACCCCTCTCACCCACCCCTGCCGGGCCAGCGGCCCCTACGGGGCCTGCTTCGCCCTGTGGGCCGGGCTCGCCCTGAGGCCCCGGCTCACCCTGAGGGCCAGCCACGCCCGGCTCACCGTCCCTCAGTTCAGAGAGGCGCTGGGCTACGATCAGGTCGATGTTGTCCCTGTGGCTCTCGGCATTCACCAGCAGCGCGGCCTTGAGCGTGAGAACTTCGTTGCGGAGTTCCGCGATGGTCGCGCGGGTTTCGGCGGCGTGCCGCTCACCCTCGCGTTTCCACTCGCGCTGAATGTCCGCGATAACGTCTCCTAATGCAGACGCCAAAGCGTCAGGCAGCAATTCGGATATTTCGCAGGAGAGCGCGCTTGAGGGCTTTGGCGATTTTCGCCCGTTTGTCCGAATCTCCTTCGGCATCGTCGTCATTGTCGTCCTCCTGTGGAGGTGGTGCCGCTTCAGTGGCGGGCGGTGCTGGCTCCGGCTTGGAGAAAGGCTTTTCCTTGTCACGTTCCGCCAACGCCTTCAGTGAGAAGAACTGTTGCTGAACCATCGGGCTGTCACCACCCTCAACCGGTGGGTAGCCCAACCGCGCGCGGCCTTCGTTCGGCGCGAGCAGCCCGGCTGACGCCGCCTCTTTCAGCGAGCTAATCTGCGAGACGGTGTCCATGCGCAGCAGGCCGTCAAGGTCGAATTCCACGCCCACGCTAGGCCCCATCTCTAGGCCCTGATCAAGGCAGACCTCCGCAGCCTCAATCAGCGACTGAAGGCACTGGCTGTAATACTCCACGTTCAGCGCCTGAATGTTGTTGTAGCTGGGGAGCGGGCCGACGCCGATCTTATAGGGCGGGACGTGGAAGGCTGAGCAGACCCACTCCGCGCTCGCCTTCGCCTGTTCCAGCATCTGCGCGTCATGCGCCGTCACGGCCATCGGTTCATATTTCATTCCGTCGCCAAGCACGGCCACCTTACCCGTATTACGCCCACCGAACTGCTGTTCCCACTGATCCTTGAGGCTGGCGACGGTGAGTTCGCTGATCCTACCCGGCGCGCTCAGCACGCCACCGGGAACGCTCCGGTTGTCGAAGAACTGCACCGCGTTCCTCTGAATGGCCAAGCCTTGTGTCGCCGCCAGCGTTGCCGCGTATAGCGGCGGGATCCCACAGAGCGGGTGATAGAAGCAGTTCATCCGGTCGTGGATGATCTCCTTCGACGGGACCGTGATCGCTGTCCTGATGTCGGAGACGTTATCCTGCTGCAACTCATAGAACACGTCCCCATTGTCAGCGACCATAGGCTTAACCCTTGAAGGGTCGAGGACGTAAAGCTGGTTCACCACCCCGCGCGCGTCACGCCCCTTCAGAGCGTAGGTGTTCCCGCGCGTCAGCTTGGACAGGATCCATCCCTCCCAAAACTGGATGCTGTTCTGCATCTTGTTCGGGCGGCGAAGCACCGGATCGTAGGCCGAGGATTTGTCCTCCTGCCACACGCCCTGCTTCTCCCTGAGGAACTTCACCCGCAATTTTGAAATGTCTGACGCAATCAAAGTCATGCAGGCGAACACCGCGTAGAACGCGGTGATGCCGGTGGTGTGGATTTCCTGATTTCGCTGCCACGCGCCAGAGTAGGGCTCCCGGATAATCGGGTACCACTGCGGATCGAAGGCTGGCTGCATCGGCATAGGCACAGCCTTCGATCCGCAGTGGTACCCGATTA